GCCTACTCTAGACATAACAACTGATAGTGCATCGTCTTTAGTTGACGCTGCTTGATCCATCAATACACGACCTAAGTCTGCTAATTTACGCTGTTGCGGTGTTATTTCAAAATTAGCTTCAGCTAATATTTCATTCATTTTCATAATTATAATTCCTTATCGTTGTACAGCTCTATTGGCTTTTGTAAAAAATTCTCTAGGCACTAGTTTAACATCGCCATCTGGATGTGCTAATACATAACCTTCGCCACCGGCGCCGTGCCCTGGTATGTTTGCTTTCACAGTTGCATCGTGTGAATCAAATTGAGCAATAACTTTGTCTTTGATCTGCATAATACCCGATACTACTTGCCATATTGCATCAAAGCCTGCTTGATTGTTTTGTATGTGTGTTGCAATATTCTTTTGTTTGTTTGGCGATAGTTTAGAACTTGCCATCCAATCAAAGAAGTCTGAGCCTAAGTTTTCTAAGCCTGTATCAACTTTACCGTTAGTATATGCATAAAGCACTTTTGCAAAGTCTGATATTTTTAATTCTGTTAGTGCTGCAATGTCCAACAGTTTATCAATTGCACCTGCATTCTTAGCAACTGCTGCTTTAAGTTGATTAATGTCTTCGTCATCAATCTCTGGTGCTTTTTGCACTGTCACGGACGGAAATATTAACACATCATTGCCCTGGAAGTCTATGCCTTGTGGCACTGCACTTTCGTTGTCATCTTCGTCAATAAGTCTGTGTACAACTACTCCAGTTATACTAGACCCAATACGTTTACCTAGGTCGCTGTCAACATCAACTGCATACTCTACTATGTTTGGCTTGAACACAAAGTTCTTATCTTTTACTGGCGGAGTGTTATAATATAACAAATCGCCTTTTAAGTATCCACGGAAGTCTGTTGGAGTTGCACGTTCGTACAAATCAAATATACCTCTCATGTTACCTGCAAAAGCAACATATCCCGGATTCTCTCTGTTCTTACCACCACTACGGTTTAAGAACATTTGTTCTAGGTCGTCGCCACTTTTACTCTTGCCGTCGTAACCTTTTGCGCTGAAGCCACTTTTGTCTGTGAGTACAAACTCGCCGTCAGTATTGCGGCCAAAGATGATAGCAGGACTGCCATCCCATTTAATAGTAACATTTGTGTGCTTTCCTTGTTCTAAACTCTTAAGGCTTTCTAATGCACGAATTGCTCCGCGGCTACCTTCCCAGAACACAATGTCTTCTGCGTGATCAATACGAGCACCTTCTTTAAGGTATACACGACTTTCAACTAATTTAATATCACGATATCTCATCTATTAAATGCTCCTGAACTCATAACAACACTGTTCAATGGTGCACCGCTTAGTTCTCTAATTCTACGCAACTGTTTGTCAGCAAGTGATTCAACTTGTGATTCAGGCACTTCTTTGCCTGCCTTTTCCATTGTTTCTTTCCACGGAGCAATAAGCTGTTCGTAGTCCGGATCGCCTTTGAGTCTTGCAAGTATACTTTCAACTGTGTGCGTGTCAGCTTCTTTAGCACCTTTACCTAATAGCAACGGTGCAATTTCATCCCAGTCATCAGCAACAACAGCATCTCCGTTGTTAGGATCAACTACTCCAAACTTAGGACTAAACTTTAGTCCACGTCCTCTTGCTAGACTTGATAATAATATTGCTCTGTCTGTTCCGCCGAACTGTGCTGTTCCGCCACGCTTGGCTCCTCTTTGGAATTTAGGATTGTTTGTAAACATAAAGTCTGTTTGCACAAATCCTTTTTGATCAGTACCGTCGATAGGTGTACGAAAGTGTACTTGGTCGCCAGCATCCTTGATCCAACCTGCTTCGAACCCCTTGCCTTTGTTCATAATTTCTAAGTCTGGAATGCCTTGACCTTTGCACCAAGCTGCAAGTTTAGCAATTAGTTGTTCTTTGCTAACTTTAGATGCATCTGTGTTTAAGTCTAGGTCACCTGAGCTATTCTTTTCAAATGCTCCATCTGGGTCATTCTTCTTACCAGTTGTGCCTAGCCAATCTTCTTCATCAAATACTAGGCCTGTAATCTTTTCAATAAACTGAATCGTAGGATGTACGTCTTGAGTAGCAATACGTTGTGTTAACGGACCTTCTGCACTTTTAAATACATTGCCGCCTTCTTTAAGAATTGCTGTCATTATTCTTACTCTCTATAACTTTTTGGATGCCGCGTCTAAACTTTTTAGGGTCGCCACTCTTAATAGCATTAATGAATCTACGTTCAAGTTCGCCGGCAGTTACATCATCATATGTATTGGCGATTCTATTAAGTAGATTGATACTACTTTCAATGATATTATTAGCCGATGTCTCAATTTGTTTGTCGCTACTATATGATGCGCCAAAACTGTTTAGCTCTTCTAAAATACTTCTTGTACGTCTTTTCATTGCTTTACTCCGATAGTGTATTTAGCATAGGAATAAATATGATTACTATATAAGAAGGAGGGCGTAATGTCTATATCAGAAATGAATTTCAAAGAAAGATCCTTATTGTTTGCAAAACTTGCGAGTATTGCTTATAATAACTTAAAGGACGCAAAAAGTCAAGCAAAGAGTCTAGGCTTTACAACTACAGAGTTTTATGATAAAGCTGGTGCTCAGGCATATCGCTTTATGAACACAGATGATTTAGTGATTGCGTGTCGTGGTACTGAGCCTACACAGTTTAATGATATTGCAGCAGACCTAAGAGCAATACCTGTAGTTGCAGAAACTATCAGTAGAGTACACAAAGGCTTTAAAGCAGAAGTAGACGACCTTTGGCCAATGATATGTGACGACCTAGTTCGTACGGTTAATCAAGGCAAAGCAGTTTGGTTCTGTGGGCACAGTCTAGGAGCAGCAATGGCAACTATTATGGCCAGTCGTTGTATGTTCTATGCAAGCGTTCCTAATCCGGTAGAGCTTTACACATACGGTTCGCCTAGAGTAGGTTGGCCTACATATGTTAAGAGTCTAGGCGTAGTGCATCATCGTTGGAAGAACAATAATGATATTGTTACAACTGTTCCGCCAACGTTCTTAGGGTTTAGACACCACGGTACACAACACTATCTAAATGCTTACGGACAAGTTCGTAACCCAACTGGATGGCAGATGGTCAAAGATCGTTGGCGCGGTATCTGGATGGGACTAAAGCAGGGTAAGGTAGATAGCTTCGGCGATCACTCAATGGATGAATACATCAAACATCTTGAAGCGGCATTAAAAGAATAAACTACTAACGCTTTCTTCGTTTGATACACGACGAATCGCTTCACCAAACAGTGTCCCAACAGTTACTTGACGCACTTTAGTAACTGACTTGGGACACTTGTACGAAATACTGTCCGTAATTACCAATTCATCAAGTACGCTGTCCTGCACACGTTCACATGCTTTACCTGATAGTACACCGTGTGTGATGTATGCCCTAACACTCTTAGCACCTGCATCCATAATAGCTTGTGCTGCATTACATAGTGTGCCGCCGCTGTCAACAATGTCATCAACTAGGATAGCATGTTTGCCTTTGACATCACCAATCAATCCCATTACTTCGCTCTTGCCTGCTTCAGGTCTACGCTTGTCAACTATAGCAATGTCTCCGCCAAACATATCAGCAAACTTACGAGCTCTTACAACACCGCCTGCATCTGGACTAACGAACACAGTCTTAGCATCTAGTGTACCTTCGTCGTCAATACCTAGCTTATGTCTAATGTCTTTGGCAAATACAAGTCTGCTGGTCAAGTCATCAACTGGAATGTTAAAGAAGCCTTGTATCTGTCCTGCATGTAGGTCCATTGTAAGGATCCTATTTGCGCCAGCTGTTGTTAATAAATCTGCAACTAACTTTGCTGTAATAGGTGTACGGCTTGCACTCTTCCGATCCTGTCTAGCATAACCAAAGTAAGGAATAACTGCTGTAATACGTTTAGCACTGCTGCGTTTTGCAGCGTCAATCATAATCATTAGTTCCATTAGATTGTCATTGACCGGAGTGCTGGTACTTTGAATAATAAAAACATCTTCACCGCGAATGTTCTCTAAAAACTCTACACTACTCTCTCCGTCTGCAAACGTTTTAACTGTTGCAGGTACTAGGGTTGCAAAACAATGTTGTGCAATATTCTTTGCTAATTCAGGATTAGCATTGCCGGCGATGATCTTCATTTTCAATTTGGCCTCTTCCTAACTTGATTGTTATAATTAATTGCTTCTTCTATGATACTTAGTTTAGCATCATAGAACTTAGATGTGTTTACGATTGCTTGTGTGTCTTTAGGAAAGCAATGCCCACCGAATCCTCGTTCTGCTGTGACTGTGGTATGACTGTGTCCAATACGCGAGTCCTCACCTACTAGGGCTGCGACTGTTTTATAGTCGACACCTATTGTTTTGCACATGTCGTACATTTGATTAAAGAATGCAACCTTAGTTGCAAGGAAGCTGTTGCGGAAATACTTTGCTAGAATTAGTTCTTCAACGTTTAACCGATCAACAACAACATCATTGCCTAATGCTTGTATTAACAGTTTTGACCAAAAGTCAACATCATCGCCGCCCATTAACAACTGCTTTGTATTTTTAAAGTCTTCTACTGCGGTAGCTGCACGTAAGAACTCTGGACTAAATGTAAGACTATGCTTGGGGAACTCTAGTCTAATTACATCCCAGCCTTCTAAACTAATTGTACTTTTGATTAGGATAGGCACGTCAGAACGTGTTTTTGATATTACATCGTACACGTTATTGACATTGCAAGCACCTGTTTCGTGTGCAGGTGTTGATACACATACAACTAGTGCATCTGTATCTTTAGGTATATATTGACTGTACTCTGGATATGCAGGATCAACTATCTCAATGCGATGATAGTTTTTAAGCACTGCGTGATGTGCTTTCCCAACAAATCCGTATCCTGCTATTGTAATGTTCATATTACTATTTAAACACAGGCTGAATGATCTGTCAAGAGAAAAGGCTCCAAAGAGCCCCTTCAATTTAGTTTATTTTAGATCAGCAACGATTGCTTGTGTTGCTGCTAGTTCTGGATCACTAACAAGACCGTATGTTGCTAGTGGGCCATCTGGTCCTGCCATATCGTCTGACAAGAAAAACTCAATGTATTCACGCATACCTGGAATATCATCTAGGTGAGCATTTTTTACATAGAAGTACAGTGGACGACTAATTGGATATTCACCACTGGCAATAGTTTCTGTTGATGGTGTAACACCGTTGATGTCTGCTGCGTATAGTTTGTCTTGGTTGTTTAATAAGAACGACAAACCAAATACACCTATTGCATCTGGGTTTGATGCCAAACGATTTAGTGTTTCTGTATAGTCGCCGTCGATGTCAACACTCACGCCATCTGTGCGAATTTCCATACAAGCCGATTCTGCTAGTTTCTTATTGTTATCATTTCGTTCTAAGAAACGATCATATGAGCCAACTGCTTTACAACCTTCTAGCATAACTTTAACATCAAATACTTCACGTGTGCCGTGCTTGGTGCCTGGAACAAATACTTGGATTGCTTTGTTTGGAAGTGCTGTATCAATTTCTTTCCAAGTTTTAATTTTGCTATGCTTGCTTAGTGCAATATATATGTGTTGCGGTGTTAGGTCAGCAAATCCTTTGTTGCTTAGGTTAGCAGCAAATACAATGCCATCATAACCAATACGGATTTCAGTTACAGGGCCTACGACTGCTTCACAGCGTTCCCATTCGTCTGCTTTCATTTTACTTGAACTGTTGGCAATATCAATTGTGTTTTCGCCAGTGCCTTCGCATAAACGCTTGCGTCCTGAACCTGAGCCACCACCTTCTACTACTGGTGTTGGAAACTCAAAGTTTTCTCCAAACGCTTCTGCTACTATGATAGCATATGGTAGTACAGTTGAACTTCCTGCAACTGCAATACTCTCTCTTGCAACAGCAACGTTTGCTGTTAGTACTAGGGCGGCCGCTGCCACTATAGTTGTAATGCGCATCTTTGTTATCTCCTCTGTGCGTATTCCTGTGATAAGAGCATATCTCTTATACTGTTATTTAAACATCTGATTGTAACAGGAGCGTAACAGTTGTGTAACAGTTTTATGGTATTTTGCCATAAAAGCTAGAGTTTGTTTATTATAGTAAACTTTTTGATCCATGCAAAAAACGCATGGCCGCTTTGCGTAAAAAACAGTTGATTTTCGTCAACTATTAGTGTATTATAAGGTAAATAAGAATGTTAGTAGAAACCATTAGTGGTTAATACTGATGACACAAGGAAAGACTTGGGCGCTGACTACGCCTTACAACTGACTGCACAGCCGGGGAAGTTCCGGGGATAGTTGATTCCTAAAATCACACACACATATACAAAGGAAATAAAATGACAACTTCAACGTTGAACACATACTACTGCACATTCTGTGCAGCGGTCGCAAAATTTGCGAACAAAACATTCACTAACATTCTCAATGTCACTGAAGCAATTGGCACAGCTAGAGCTGCTGCTGCATTGTCGCAGATGGGCTATCACGATCTAGCAAAAGATCTTATGTTACAAGGCACAGAGTCTAAAGCAGCAAGAAAGGCGTTAAAAAATGTTTAAACGCTTCTTTAAAACACTTACTGCCGAAACAGCATACGCTAGAACCTACAAAGAGCTTAATGCGTTAAGTGACTACGACTTGCGTGACATTGGTATTTGCCGTGGAGAAATTCATGACATTGCCAAACGTTGCCAAGAAGAAGCAAACGCTAACGCAAAGAGCAACTTCAAAGCTGAACACCGTTTGTTTGAGGTGCATCCATGAAACTATTCGACATTCTTGCAAGAATTTGCGGGTATGAAACTAAGTATGAGCAGGACATTATGCGTCTTGCTCGTGCTGAGTACGGCCGCGATTGGCAATGGGCTTACCTTGAGCTAATGGCAGGTAAGACTCCTAGATTACATCGCTGGAGTTAAACTATGAGCTGCTACTGGCAACCAATGACTGACGAAGATGTTGATTGGGTCAATAATCCAACAAAGTCGGTTGACAAACTATAAATACTCTGCTATATTAATAAATGTAGCAACTACACACATACACAGGAGAAAATTATGACAGTAGAAACACAATACGGGGCTGATATTTTAAAACAGACCCAAGCAATGGCCGAAATGGTCAAAGACATGATGCCTAAAGTAACATCTAATAAAAACGGTTACGAAATTCGTACCAAAGTATTAGAACTAGCACAAGGTCAAGTTTGGCAGGATTATCACGCTAAGTTTGCTGGTTACGAAATGGCTGTTACCAAAGACGGCAACGAAGTTGTTACCAAGGTAGAAGTGCCTCAGGTGCCTGGTGCTGATGCAGTGCTAGACGCAGCAAACAAGTTCTATGCGTTCGTAAATAGTAATAAATAAATTATTAAATAATAGTTAGTATAAAGGGGCATAGCCCTTATAATAAATAGTAAAAAGAAAGCCTCAGAGTAGAAATACTTTGGGGCTTAATCTTTTATG